CCACACGCTCAAGATAACACGCCAGGTCGGGTAGGTCCAACATCCGCACGATCAGCCAGACCTTGTCCGCGTCCCGGATAGGCGCATAACAGGCAACGTCCACCACAGTCACGTACCGGCGCCCACCGAACAGCTGCTGGATACGGGCCAGCGTGTAGTTTTTCTCGTTCTCTGGCCCATCGTGCCCGCACGGGTGGAACCCGTGGATTTCCTCAGGGGTGAATGGTTGCAGGTTCATGTTCCGTCCCTCCCTGGCCCTGCCGGGCCGTTGCCTCGTCTGACTCCTCGCGATACTCCCCCATTTTACCGAACTTGTCGGCATTTGTCAAGAAAAATAGTAAGATATACGCAAAATAGTTTTGCCACGTAAACCCTTGGAAACGTTAGAGTTAGCCGGAAATGCCCCTTTTGCCCCCACATATGCCCCCTTTTTTCGGCCCAGGAATAGCCGCCCCCCTTGCGCTTTTCGGGCGCCTCGTGTAGACTATCTCGCATGGACATGACTGCCCTCAAGCCAGCGTCTTACAACCCCCGGTCAATATCGGATGCCGCCCTGGCCGGCCTACAGAAGTCCCTCCATCTATTCGGGGACATCAGTGGTTTCACGTGGAACATCCGCACCGGCCACCTGGTCGCCGGCCATCAGCGGTTACGGGCGCTGCAAGAGCAGTACGGGGATGCCTTGGTCCTCGAGGTGACGGACGTTGACGGCCAGCAGCAACCCGCGGCTATCACCCTACCGACCGGGGAGTACTTCCCCATTCGCGTGGTAGACTGGGACAAGCCGACCGAGCGGGCCGCGAACATCGCCGCCAACGCCACGACAATCCAGGGCGAGTTCACCCCGGACCTCGTGCCGATACTCGACGAACTCCGGGACACCTTCCCGGCCTTCGACGATCTGATGTTTGACAGCCTGACATTCCCCGAGCCGCCGCCGCTGGACCCGCCGCCGCCCGACCCCGGCCCGCAACTGGACAAGGCCGCCGAGCTTCAGGAGAAGTGGCAGACGGCACGCGGGCAGGTCTGGACTATCCCGAGCGCCACCGGCCCTCTTTCACACCGGCTCATGTGCGGGGACTGCACCGTGGAAGCGGATGTCGCCGCGCTTATGCAGGGGGCGAAGGTCAACGGATGTTTCACTTCCCCGCCATACGCCGAACAGCGGAAGGAACAGTACGGCGGAACCCCTGCGGACAAGTACGTGGAGTGGTGGGCCGCCGTGCAGGAGAACATCGCGGCCGTGCTTCTACCAGACGGCTCCTTTTTCGTGAATATCAAGCCGCACAGCGAAGAGTTGGATAGAGTTCTATACGTGATGGACTTGGTCATCGCGCATGTTCGACAGTGGGGGTGGCACTTCGCTGAAGAGTTCTGTTGGGAGCGTAACGGAGTTCCTAGTGAAGTAGTTAGGCGATTCAAGAATCAGTTTGAACCCGTTTTCCAGTTTGCCAAAGGCCCATGGAAGATACGTCCCGAGGCAGTGATGTATGAGAGTGACGACGTGCCCATCCCGTTGGGGCCGGGCGTAGGCAGTACGGATTGGGCGAAGGAACAAGGGATGGGGAAGGTGTTAACGAGAAATAGAAGCGCGCCTGGAATGGCGTATCCGGGAAACAGAATACGAGTGGCAAGCGTTAACGAAGCCCTAAATCATCCTGCCGCGTATCCCGTTGGATTGCCGAGCTTTTTCATGAAGGCGTTTTCAGACCCCGGCGATTCTTGGTTTGACCCGTTCCTTGGCTCGGGCACCACGCTCGTCGCGTGCGAGAACCTTGGCCGGGTCGCCTACGGTATGGAGATATCCGAAAAGTACACCGCAGTTTGCTTGGAAAGAATGAAGGGCTTGGGGCTTACTCCGCGCTTGTGCGAAGGTGATGCCAATGCATGAGGGCGCAAGAACGGCAACGGCCACCTTTCCCGCGCCCTTTTGTGGGAACCCCACAGGTAGGGCAGATTTTGTGACGGCGGTTGGAGAAGTCTTTTCCGTGGACGTGTCCATGGCAATGCATGCAGAGCGTAGTTCCGTTGGAAACGTCAAAACGAGAGTCAGGATAATCTGCCCAGGGCTTGATGTGATGGGCGTGCAACTCGCCGCCCTTTCCGCATGTGACACAATGAAAAGCGTCGCGGGCCAATACAGCGGAACGCCATTGTCGCAACTGTGCGGACAACCGGATACGTTCCCGTTCAAGAGACTTGCCGTCTTTCCACGCATTTGCATCGGGGCCGGTGCGCGATTTTCCAGAACAAGAACGGGAGCAAAACATCGCCTCTCTCTGATGGGTCTCGAAAGGCATGCCGCAGGAAGAACACAACTTTCGAGATGGCGGATTACGCCGATTCCAACACGCCTTAGAACAGTACTTGGCGTTCGCTCGATAGGCGGCCACCTCAAAGGTGGACCCACAAATCAAACAGGTTCGTGCTGTCCGTCTCTGACGAGAATGACCAGCAAGTGCGCGCCCGCAAGAGAGAGAGCAGCACGGCTGGTTTCGACAGAAGGGGTGGAAAGTTACCCCACAAACTTTGCAAGTGTTCGTGTAATGCCGTCGTTGTGTTTCCATGGGAAGAGCATACCATATCGGGTAAACAAAAGCAAGTATGTGGCTGTCACCCTACAGCGCATGGCCGACATGGGGCTTGAGCCGACGCTCGAATCATCTTACCGGGAAGGCGAGCCCCCGTCTGCCGTGGCGGCCCCGGTCCATGCTGAGGCCCCGCCCGCGGAAGGGTAGGCGGTTGTCTTGTGCTGGGTTCATCTTCCCGTTTTCAGAATTCTGTGATACACTGGAGGCGGAACAATCGGGAGGACCGAACCATGAAACGGAAATGCCACAATGAACAAAGCGATGAGCGATACCGGCTGAAAGACGACGAAGGTTCATGCGACCAGTGGAGAGCCAAGGGGCCGAACGTCAACGTGGCCAAACGATACCGGCAGTGCCAGGCGTGCGCCTGGTGGGGAGCGTTCGGGAAATGGCTGGCACGGGCCGTCGAAGCGCACAGGTAGGGGTAGAGTAGCAGTCCGAATGTTCCGAGCGCAGAAAACAGGGAGGGTGAACCGATGAATCGAAGACTCACAAAGGTCAAGTACAAGCCGGGCAAAGGCGTCTACGTCGAATACGAAGTGCTTCACAACGAGAAGTGGGATACGCACACCATGCGGTCTAACGACACGCCCGAGCCGGAGTTCGTCGAGGCGCTCCAAGCGCTGGCCCCGGATGTGGCGGACCTCTGCGAACTGTGTCCCGGATGCGCAACGGGCATCGTGGTCCAAGGCGTGTCCCTCTGCTACGCTGGCGAAGACGGCGTCATGGGCGCAACCATCACGGCGCTGCGGAACCTCGACTCTGCGAACTCCCCGCTTGTTCTGAACACGCCGCACAAACCTGAGTGCGCCGAGGACGGCAAGACGCCTACGCTATCGGCACAATGCTGTCAGCACATTGATGCGCTCGAGGTGGCGGCCTGGGGCTATGTGGACGGCAACCGTGTGCAAATGATGTTCGCGTTCGGTATGGGCCAAGACTTGGAAGACAAGGAAGGGCTATCCGCGCTTATGGACGATGTGCGAAGCGGCGTGGTGACGCTCGAGAAGACGATGCCATGAACGACCTAGACGAGCAAGCCCGACAAGAATTCCTGGCCGCGTTCGCCGATGTGTACAAGCTGGACGCTTTCGAGCGGCGTTGCCGTTTTGCGTTCGGGGTTCTGCTAGGTCTGGCGATTGTTGTTGCGCTGGGCATCGCCTACGCCTGCGGCGCACAGTGGGGGTTCTGACCCGTGGGCGGAAAGCGGAAATTCTCAGTCGAAGAGATGACCGAGGCCCTCGCCAAAAGTCAAGGGGTCATATCCGAGGCTGCGCGGTTGCTCGGATGCGACTGGCATACCGTTGATAACTACATCAACGACGAGGACTTTCCCGAACTGCGCGACGTGCTGCGGAATGCCCACGAGACTTCACTCGACTTCACCGAAGCAATTCTCAAACGATTAGGCCAAGGGTATACAGCCTGCCGTCACTGTGACTCGCCGCTGAGCAATGTCCAGACGTTGACGAACTGCCCGGTCTGTAACTCGGTGCTTGTGAAAAACGGCGTGCGTCAAGTGAAGCATGTCGCGTCAAACGTCGCCGCCGTCATCTTCCGCCTGAAGTGTCTGGGCAAAGCACGCGGCTACATTGAGAAGATTGAACACGACATGCGCGGCGACATGACCTACAGCATCAAGCTGCCCGAGGACTTCCCCACCGAGGACTACGATGACCCCGCCGTCAACCCGAACAGCCCCACGCGACCGCCAGAAAAGACGAACGGGTCCAACGGTCACCTTTGATTGGGGCAAGCTCCGGGCCATCACCAACGATGCGTTCTGGCCGCTGTTCGCCTGTCGCAAGCGGAACCTGGTCTGCTACGGCGGCGCCGGGTCCGGGAAGTCCGTGTTCGCGGCAGACAAGCTCGTTGTCCGGTCTATGGTAGACCCTATGCAGTTTTCTCTTGCCGTGGTCAAGGTCGGCGACAAGCGGGCCAGCACGGTATTTCCACAACTGCTATCGTCCGTCACCCGGCTCGGTGCGAGCGAGTGCTGGAAGATCAACCGGAGCATCTACACCCTCACGTTTCTGCCCAACGGCAATTCGATTGCGTGCTACGGTCTGGATGACGTGGACAAGATCAAGTCAGTAGTGGATGAACGCGGGTTGAACCCGACGAACATCTGGGTCGAGGAAGCCACGCAAGTCACCATCCGCGACCTCGAACAACTCAATCTGCGAATGCGCGGGAAGTCCCCCAGCTACAAGCAGATTCTGGCCACGTTCAATCCCATATCCGAACACCATCCGCTGAAGCGTTTTTACTTCGACACGCCCCAGCACGGGCGGACCCGGATATGCTGGACCACCTACCTACACAACAGGTTCCTGGACGAAACAGACAAATTTGAAATGGACGCGCTGTGTGAACGCGATCCGCAGTATGCAGACATCTACGTGCGTGGGCTGTGGGGTGCAATCGGCAACGTCATCTACAGCGGATTCGACATGGGATCGTGGCCGGATGCCGCCGAGAACGATCAGTATGACGAACTGATATTCGGCCTGGACTTCGGGTACAACAACCCCACGGCGCTGATACAGTGCGGGCTCCGGGACGTAGCGCTAGTTGTCCACGGTAGCGAGTACGGGTTTGCCGGGGATGTGTATGTGAGGGAGAAGCTCTACGAATCACAACTGACCAACGCGGACTTGATCGCCGCCATGAAGGCCCTCAATCTGCCGGTAGGCGCGCCCATCTATGCGGACGCCGCCGAGCCGGGCCGCATCGAGGAGTTGTGCCGGGCCGGGTTCAACGTCTACCCGTGCGACAAGCGGGCCGGGTCGGTGCTCGACGGGATCACCCTGGTCAAGAGCCTGCACGTCCATACAAACGAGTGGAACGTCAACCTGAACGAAGAGGCCGCGCTGTACCACTGGCTGAAAGATCGGAATGGTATTGTACTAGACAAGCCAGTTGCAGTAAACGATCATGCCCTTGACGGATTGCGATATGCGTTGTATACTCACTTACATCCACGGATGGAAGGAGAGGGCGTCACGATACGGGATTTGCTGGCCGAGCATGAGGCGGACATCCCGGTTGTGTCGTTCCACTCCCTAATATCCTAACACGCGGAAGGAACACGCCATGCAGGAAAAGTACCCTACCAAGATTGACCTCAATATCGAACTCGGCCCCTTGAATGCACAGGAGGCCATCTCTGTGCGTGCGCTACTTGAGTTGGAGCCCCGTGGCGAAGGGGCGACCGGGGCATCCTACGGTCTGCGGATCATCCCGCCACGAGAGACGCTTCGAGTCGAGCGCGGCGTGGAAGGGATCGTCTGGACCAAGGGGAACAAGATGCTTCTGTTCGTGCACCGCAGCCTGGTCGAGCACTTGTACAGCCCCGGAGCTGAGGTGATTTGAAACCAAGGAGAAGGACTGTGCAAAGAATACAGGTTTTGATCATGGGCGTAGCGACGTTTTTCGGGTTCGTACTTTTGGCGTGCAGCATGTCGGGTTGCATCACGGACAGCGGGATGCCCTCGATTCGTGGGCGGACAACCTACACAGTAGAATTCCGAAACGTCACGGAGGGATCCCCCGAGGTGGTCAATGAAGACGGGTCGTATACTGAGGCGAGTCCCGGAGAAGTGACTGAGTATAGCTGTACTATCAAGGCCCCCGCAGGCGTGGAACTCGCGGACATCGCAGGCTTCTCGATTGCGACAGAAGCGGGCGGCGCGTACCAGATGGGCGTCAACCAGCAGCCGAGCCTATCAAGTCAGGGCCAGGCGGATATGATCCCCGGCGTGGTCGGCGCGAATGCCCAACTTGCCGGTCAGATGACGGCGAGTATCACTGGGCTACTGGGCCAGATCGCCGAGATTGCTGCGCCGATTGCCCTAGCCAACATAGCGGCGGACGCGGCCACGGCCCAGCGGCAAGCCGAACTGAAGGCCCAGCGGCAGGCTGCCCTCATGGAGACGGTCCGGGGGATTGTGGGCGGGTTTACACCGACGCCGCCAGAATAGCCCCCCAAGAGGCCGGGACGCACCGCCCGGCCCCCTTATGCCCAAGGGCGCACGGACCCCTCAAGCCGTGCGCCCGCCTTACACAACACAGGGTGGAGGAATTGGCAACTCGCTCGGCTCATACCCGAGAGCTACCGGTTCGAGTCCGGTCCCTGCTACCACCTCAAAAATCTCTTGACTAAACCCCGACACCCCTGTTACGGTCGAAGCGTAGCATGAAACAACCGGCCTAGTAGAACAGGGGGTCAGGGAATGAACACAGAGCGAGTTGCAAGGCTTCCGCTGGTCGTCATGTTGACTATCGTAATCATGGCGACCTTTCTGTTTGTCGGCGGGTATCTGGGCGTCTTGCCCAAGGCGGCGGCGGCCCCCGAAAAGAAACCCTACGGCGCTGGGAAGACCATTTACTACGAGGCTGGGGCTAACTCATTCACGATGACCGTTGACCCGGCCTGGCCGTCCTTTATGGTCCACCAAGTCGAGTTGCACCTGACGGCCACGGCGAACACGGCGCTATTGTGTTCCCGTGACTCCGGGCTAGGCGCGGCCTTCGACACGGTGTTCACGCCTATCTCTACAATCGGCGTGCTCGACGCAACCTGGCGCCCTGACCCGCCCGTGATTTGCGGGCCTGATGACACGTTCGTCGTCGAGTTCCCCAATACCAACGCCCTGAACTGGGGCTGTCAAGTCTACATCGAAGGCATATTCAAGTAGTACAATGTGGGTTCCTTGGCGCACAAAAGAGTCTTCAGCCCCCGCCCTCTACACCGAAGCGGACATGCGCTATGCCATGTCTGAGATGCTCGAGGAAGCGCAGGCCGCGGCGGAGCGGACGCTGGCCATCGATAGCACGGGCTGGTCGCAGATAGGGCAGGGGGTTGCCCCGCTCACAGAAGAGTACCGGAGCCTGTGCGTGCGACAGAGCCGCGTGCTACGGCGCCGCGACTCGATGTGCAAGCACCTCATCAAACTCTGGACGGACTTCGGGGTAGGCACGGGGTTCACGTGGCAAGCCAAGAGCCCGTTTGTGAAAGACACGCTCACCGAGATGTGGGAAGCCCCCATCAACCGGTACGTCTTCTCGGTCCAGGGCCAGCGCGCACTGAGCACATCATTGTGCACCGACGGCGAGTTGTTCCTGGCGATCTTCGAGGGCTCTCCCCCCGTCGTGCGCCGGCTCGATTCCCTGGAGATTTCGCTTCTCGCCCTGGACCCGGAAGACGCCTTTGTCGAGCGCGTGTATGTGCGAGAGGGTTTCACTGCACAGCACAAACAGTACAGATACGCCTACCGCAGCACGGACAATGAAGACGGGCTCCCCGGCGTGGATTGGAAAGGCGATCTAGTTCCGCCCGACCAGCCTGGAGTTGTGGTACACCACGTCCGGCTCGAAGGGGTGTCAGGCCACGGCGATCCGTTACTCATGCCCGTCATCGAATGGGCCATGGCCGACCGCAATTTCATGCGCGCCCGCCTGGCCATCATCCAGGAGATTGGGAAGATCGCCCGGAAGTACACGGTCAAGGGCGGACCGCGCGCGGTCCAGGCCGAGCAGGCCCGGCAAGAGGCGAGGCAGGCTACCCGGTATCAGGGGCAACCGCCTGAGCAGGGAGTTGCCTATGTAGCGAACGATGCCATCGACACCAAGGCATTGCCGCCCGAGACTGGAGCATCGAACGCCAACACTGACGAGGCAATGATCGTCCGGCGGGCAACCCTCGGGGCGTCGGTGTTCCCGCACTACGCGGGATTCGGCGAAGCGTTCCGGCTGGCCACGGCCACGGCCATGGAACCCCCGATGCTCAAGAACTTCCAGGTCTACCAGATGCTCATGAAGTCCGACGTATTCATGGCCATCTTCGACAGCGTGCTTGCCCCATTCGGCATATCGGCCCGGCAAGAGGTCGAGATAGATCCTGTCGAGATATGGCCGTCCGACGTGTCCAACAACATCAAGGCGATCACGGACTCGGTAGCGACGTTCCCGCAGTTCCGTGACGCAGAGCCCGTGCTGGAGAAAGTCCTGTCGCTGTGCGGGTTTACGAACCCGAGCGGGGTGCTTGAGGACATCCGGGCCAATGCGCCTGAGACACCGCCCAAGCCGGAACCTGTGGCGCAGCCTGTACAACAGCAGGAGGCCGCTGACGTGACCAGGTTACTCAAGGAATTGCGGCACGCCTGCGGGGGGTCCCTATGATGGGCGTGGCATGTTGCTCACACGCTGATGCACTGGACGCGGTGCTCTACCAGGAGGCCGTCAACGCCGTGGTCCCCTACAACCTTGATTCGCCGTTTGGCGTCGAGCAAGAGACTGCCATGCACGAACTAGCGGACGCCTATCTATCAGGTGCCCGCAAGGCGATGGACCGGCATGAGGCCATGCGGATCGCCCGGTTGGCGTTGACCCCTGAGCAAGTCAAAGACCCAGAGGCACGGGGTGACCGGGTGCGCAGCACCTCGAGCGTTTGGGTCGATGCCGCCGAGAAGGTCCGGGCGGGGTTCGAGGACGCCCTGTACGAGACGGTCCACGGCGTGATGGTCATGCTGTTCTCCGGGCCCGAACCCCTCGAGGAGGCCAAGCGCGATCCGCATTTCGGGAAGAAACGATATCGGAACATCGGCCCGTGGCCCGGCGAGATACGGTCCAAGGCCCAAGACTGGGCCAAACAACACGCGGGCGATCTAGTCGATGGGCTGTCTACTACAGACGCAAACCGGGTCGGGACCATCGTAGCCCGTGGCATCGACAAAGGTCAGACGCCCGAACAGGTTGCCGACGAGATTATCCGGTACGTTGAAGATGACCAAATGACGCAGGAGCGGGCGCTGGCCATTGCGGCCACCGAGACGAACAACGCGCTGTCGTTCGGCGCGTTCGAGTGCTACAAGGCGGCGGGTGCGACCACAAAGGACTGGTTCAATCGTGAGAACGCCTGCGAGATTTGCCAGGGCAACGATGCCGCTGGCGTCATCCCGATAGACGCGGAGTTTCCTAGCGGACACACGCACCCCACGGCACATCCGTGGTGCAAGTGCTTTTGTCAATACCATTTCCCTGCGGAAGAAAAAGCCAAGCCCAAGGCAAAGGCCAAAGCCAAGCC